TTTCCCGGTAGCTTTTGAAATAGCCCGAACAGTGCAGTCTCCCACATTTTTCCCGTGTGGGTTTTCGTTGAAGTAGCTATACATGCGCCGCCACTATTTCTATCACCCGCACATAGGCTTTCAGCCCCGGGAGGTCATCCTGATACGCCCAAATGATGTCCTCCGCCATCTGCTGGGTAAATCCCAACGACACCAGCTTTTCAACCATGCAAGCACCTCCGTTTCTTGCAATAAGCGTAACAAAAAACTGCCCCCGCAAAGGGGCAGGTAAAGGTCAGAAAAAGGTCGTTAATTAGCAAAATATTTACTTGTGCAATCCACCAGACACGATGTATAATAATGACAGCCATTCCGGAATACTCCCGGCTGGCATCTTCTCCATTTTTATGCGCCCGGTTCCCCCCTACCGGGCGCAAGCAAAGAAGCCGCACCTTTCAGGTGCGGCTTCTTTCTTCGTCTGCAAACTTTTGATACGCCCTTCTGCGGCACCTCTTCACCGTTTCCGGAGAAACATTCAGCAGGAACGCAGTTTCGCAATAGCTCTTCCGCTTTACGTCACATTCAATAACGCACACCGCTTCGTCAGGCGGTAGCTGTACGCTCATAACATACGCAATGGCCCGCTTTGGTGCCATGCTCTGCAATCTGCGTCGTATCTGCTTGTGGTAGCTGTCCATAACACGGTTTTAGCCGTGAGCTTGCGGGACTTTACGCCGGGGAAAGAGGCGGCTTGTCGTAGCTCTTTCCCGCCCAGCAGATTTATTTTATTTCACGATTTCCCACGTTCCGCTTTTCCCGTCCGCGCTCCGCGTCACCTTCACGGTGTACGTTTCGGTCACGGCCGGCTGTTCCGGTGTCTCCGGCTGTTCCGGCTCCTGCGGCTTCTCCGGCTCCACATATTCCAGCCCGCAGAACTCGCACAGCGCCTTGCAGTCCGCCACAGCGCAATCCTCCATGTGCTCATGGAACCACGCCGCGTCCTCCGGGTTGTCGTGGTACACGTGCTCCTGGTACACGGCGTAGGCGTTCGTGTCGTCCAGTTCGTGCAGGTCGCTCCGCGTCGCCGTCCGGCAGCCGTGGGGGTAGATGGCCTTCCGGTACTTCACCATCAGCTCTGCCAGTTTCTTCCCGTTGGCGCTGCTGGGGTGGTACATGGACAAAAATCCCTTTACCGTGCCATGCCCGGTGGGACCGTTGGTGCTGCCGTTGGTGTGGGACACATAGTGCACCTTTGCGCCCCACTCGTTGCTCTCTTTGATGGCGCGGTACATATAGTCCGGGCCGTATTCGTCGCTCATGGGCGTCCGGCGTGGGCCGCGCATGATGTCAAAGCCGCAGCGTTCCAGCATGGGCTGCAAAATGTCCAGAAACTCGTTGTTCTCGAGGGTTTCATAGCACTGCTGGCCATCGGGACGCTTATAGCAGCACTGGTTGGCCATGTGGTACGCCGGGGACAGATAGATCTTCGGCTTCTCCGCCGGCGCGTCCTCGTCGCTCTCCTGATAATCCGGGTAGCCGAAGGTGTACGAGGACTTCACGCTGGCGTACTCCTTCTCGTACACGCCGCCGCCGTTGATCACCACGCCGCTCTGCGGGCTGGTGTTGCCCTCGATGGTGCGGAAGCCCTTGCCCACGATCTCCGTCACGATGCCCGTGTGGTCGTCGCCGAAGAATACCTGTGCGCCCACCTTCGGGGTAGTGCCCAGCTGCCCCGCAGCCTTGAAGTACCGCTTCAGGTAGTACACGCCCGCGCCCAGACTGTCGTCCGGCAGGTTCTGCAGCCGCTTCGCCTCTGCTACGCCGAACGCCTGCACGTTCACCCACGCCACGAACGTGGTGCACCACGGGTATCCCTGCTTTTTCCCGTTATAGAAATGGGGGATGGCGTCAATGTCCCGTGCGTACTTCGTGAAGTTCTTGTCCCCAGCGTTGGCGGTCTTGCTGTCGAGATAGTGTGTCTCCGGCGTGTCGTTGGAAGCCTTCTCAAGATAGCCCAGCTCCTCCCGGGCTATCTTGATGACCTTACTGGCGCCGTTCATACGGCCTCCTCCACCTTGTCCTTCAGCTGCTTCGTGATCTGATTAACGCCGGTCGCAGCCAGACCGCTGACGATACCCACAGCGGCGCTGGTGATGTAGTCCTGCGCGGGATAGTCGGGGATGATAAACATACCCACCACGCCCAGCACAAGGCCGCACACGCCCATGATGACCGGGATCCACTTGTCGTTCAGCCCGCTGGCCTTAACAGCCATACCGATGAGGTAGCACACGACGGTGATTGCCGCCACACTCGCAATGCCCAAAGATGCAAAATCCATATTATTCTTCCTTTCCGGCTTTACGCCTCTCGCTTGATGGGCAGCTTCCTTACTTCCTCCATGACCCGTTTTGCACTGCCGTTGCCGCCCATCTTCTCATACGGCTGGTACAGATAGTCATTGAGGTTTTCGTACTCGTCCTGCGTGATGTACCCGCGTGTCACGTACGCCATGCCCAGATGAATGATGCGGTCATGCGCCAGACCCACCAGCATCTTCCGTTCCACATTGTTCTTTTCCCGCCGCTTCCCTATCAGCGCCCACAGCCCGTTACTTGCCAGCATAGCCAACACGATGGGCAAAAGCACTCCCTGTACCCACGGTTCCATTCGCCGCGTTCTCCTCTCAAATTATTTTTGCACCTCGACACCCTTCGACCGTTTCTGACACGCCTCCTGTGCTATCCTGCTTGCAGAAAGGAGGTGTTTCCATGCCCGAGTATTTCACCCTGTTCAACGCCGTCACCGATGCCATTGCCCAGCTTGAAAAGGCCGTTGCCGCGCTCAAACAGGCACAGCTCGATGCCGAGGAAGCCTACATCCGGCGGGGGGAGTAATTCTCCCCGCCCCTTATTCTGCGTACACGCTCTCGATCAGCGCACACAGCTCCGTGTACTGCTCGTCCGTGATGCGCTCCACGGCGAAAAACACGTCGCACTTCTGCTGTGCCTCCTCACGGGTCTTGTAAAACCGCTTGTTGATGAGCTTCGTCATAATGTTGTACATCGTCCTTCTCCTTTCTTAACCGATAGTGTTCATATCCGCCTGATAGATGGTTTCCACAGCCTCACCCAGCTGCTGTGTCAGGCTGTCTATCTCGTTGTTGGCTTCCTCAAGTGCCGTCAGCACCTCTTTGCCGTCACGGTAGAACTTTCCCTCCGTGTACGTGTCGCCCATGCCCACCGGCCTGTCACCGGTGTACACGGCGGAGGGAAAGAACTGCTCGTTCCGCTTGTCCATTTCGATGATGTTGGTCACTGTGCCGTTTTCAACCAATGCGTATCTCACTTAATCACGCTCCTTTTGTCAGCGTCACAGACCCCTCTCCACTTACGATGTCGCCGAAAGAGGTCGTGCCGCCCTCGCTACCTATCGCTACGTCGTAGGTGCCATCCAGCACCGCCGTGGCGCTTTTACCGTCTGCTGTGGTCACTGTTGCCGGGGTGGGCTTGTCAAAGGTCGCCTGTCCGCTTTCCAGCAGCACAACGCTTCCGTCATCCCTCATGCTGTGCCTTGCCGTGTAGCTGACCGGGAAATACACCGTACCTCCGCTGATGCCCATTGCTATAGGTTTACCTGTGATAGCCATGTCCGCACCTCCTTACGCTTGTTTAGTCGCGTTACTCGCCAGCCATGCCCTAAATTGCTCGGTGAATGCCGTGGCCTGCTCAACCGTGAAACTCCAGTACTTATAGTTCCTGGTCCATGTGTTGGCATTGAAATCGTAAGTGTTGAGATTTCCGGCCGCCGTGCGTAGAAATAGTGCGCGTGTCTCAAAAGAAGCTTGTGTGCAACCAACAAAAGGGGTGTTGTCCGTCGATACCGAGAAATTCTGCGTTTCCGTGAAGTTCTCAAAAGGCCGATAAAGGCGGTCGTGCATTCTCCACGTCCCAGCCAGCTCCGGCAACGGAGCAGCTTCACGGAAACACACGATGCCGGAACCACCAGAACCGCCGATGATGTTAGCTACGCCGCCGACGCCGACCCCACCACCGCCACCGCCACCGGTATTTGCTACACCAGCGCCAGCTGCCTGAGTGCGGTCAGCTCCTGCGCCCCACGCACCATCGCCGCCGCCACCAGCGCCACCCAATGCATAAACAGGGGACTGTGCGGAAATATATGTTCCGCCTCCCCCGCCACCAGCATAAAGTTTGCCAGTTGGTTCGCCAAATTCTTTTGTTGTAAAGCCCTGCCCGCTCGCAGGTAAACCAGTTCCACTTCCTAACCCACCACTTCCACCGTCACTACCGCCCCCGCCCCCAGTACTTTTAGAATACAGACCACATCCACCACCGCTTCCACCGCTTGCACCAACTGTATAGTCTGCGCTAGATGAGCGGTTGAGCTGCACCGAGCCGCCACCTACTACACTAAAGTCGCCAAAAGACGTGCTTCCACTTGTAGGCTTGTCAACCGTTCGAGACGCTTCTGCACCAGCACCGATAGTAACAGGGTACGCTTTGTTGACTGTTGCAGCAAAACTCCTTACAGTTCTTGTGTATCCTCCACCCCCACCTCCAAGTCCACCGACTGTCTGTCGCGCGTCTGAACCACCAGCACCGCCACCACCAACCATAAACACGTCAATGACTTTCGGCTCAAGGAACACCAGCGTTCCGCTGGTCAGCAGCTCTACTACGCCGTCTTTCCGCACCACGTAGTCCCCTGTGTAGGTAAATTTCATCTTCGGCTTACCACCGGCACAAACAGGAGAACCACATATACTTGCCATATAAACCTCCGTTCCCGACCTCCGAAACGGAGGCCGTGTTTATTCTTTGTGTAGCCTTATACACACGATGCCCGAGCCACCGGCAGCACCGATACCTCGTTCTAACCCGATGTGAGAGGTATCTCCTGCGCCACCACCGCTATTTGCAATTTACCGATAATAGCCATCGTTAGCTTACCTCCTTCACGTCGTACACCGTCACCTGAACGTGCAGGTCAGCGGTGGGCTTTTCGCCCACAGCGTAGGCGGTAAATGTCCCGTTGTTGTTGGCGATATAGATAGCGTTGGTGCCGTCGTCCAGCATCTGCTGTATCGCCGTTGCGTCTGCCTGAATGTCCGCCTGACTGGTGGCCGTTCCGCCTGTGATGGTCACACCCTGGGTGTAGGGGCTTGCGCTCCCTGCCCAGCTTGCTGCCGCCAGCGTCAGCGATAGCTTCTTGTCCGTTGCCTTGCCCGCCACGGCGTTGATGGCCTGAGAGGGCGTAGCCGTTGCCGGGTCAAGCCCCAGCGTTTCCGCCACCTCGTCCGTCAGCAGCGTGGACTTGTTCAGCGGCGTGCCCTCCGTGGTAGGGTTGTCCTGCCGGGTCATGTCGTACACGTTGTCCTGCCCGGAAACAGGCGTGAGCTTGACGCGGCCAGGATAAAGGGAAATTCTGTCCTGCATATCTGCTCCTTTCCAAAAAAGATGGAGCCGACTACGTTCCCATAGTCGGCTCCTATTGCCCTTTCCCGTGCCCCGATTGGCCGGGAGTAACGTTTATTATTTGATTTCGTTGGAGTACAAGTCTCCCGAGTAAAACCACGACTTGGCTATGTTCTGCACAAGATGGTCTACCAATATGAGGATGCTTTCAATGTCGTTGGCCTTTCGATAGTCCAGCGGCATTGTCGGCGCCTTTGGGGTATTGGCCGGCACAGGCAGCGCACTGCGTATTTCTGCGATGTCCGCGAGGTACTGGTCAATGTCCGCCTGCGTGGGAATGTCCGTTTCCGCCCACCCTTGCTTTGCCGTTACCGTCACGCTGTAACCATTCGCTTCCAATTCCTCCGCCACGTACAGCACAGCTCCCGCAACGCGGTTCAGGTCAGTGTAGTTGTACGACCCTTTGTTGTCGCTCAGGAGAAGCACGTCCGCCGGGGTGCCGCGCCCAGCCTCTATTCGACTGAGCGCGGCTATCACGCCATCCACGTCTGCTTGCGTTCTGTCCGTAATAAGGGACAGCATACCGTAGTTAAGGGTAAACTGGTAACTGGCGCTTGTGCCCGCCGCGTTGATAGCCGTCAAAGATACGGCGTACTTTTCATCCGAAGCACGGTCTACCGTGGCTTTCCACGCTTCGCCGTCCAGTGTCCACACGTAATCCTTGCCGTTGACCGAGCCGGACACGTAGACAATGGCGGGGGGGAGCGATACGCGAATATCTCTGCTCAAGCTATCACCTCTCACTCAATGGTAACACTAATGACCATCGTCTTACCGGTGTCGACCGGGTTAGGCGTAATGGTCGCCGCCGTGATCTTAGGCACAGAAGTGTCCAGCGTGACCGTACGGGTGACAGAGCTTTCCTTCCCTGCCGCGTCTTTTGCCTTGACGACAATGGTGTTTCTGCCCTTTTTCAGCGTAACCACCTTGGAGAAGGTGCCGCCGGTGCCCACAGGGATCGCCCCCTGATCCGTTCCGTTCAGGGAGATGGTAATGACCACAGGAGAGGACGTTGCATCGTTGGTAGTACCGGCCACAGTGACAGAAGAAGCCGCCGTAATAAGGTCGTCCGCAGGAGATGTTACGTTCAGCGTCGGAGGAACAGTGTCCACGGTGTAGGTCGTGGACTTTTCCGCAGCCGCGTTGCCGTCGTGGTCTTTGCAGTTGATGGTCACGGTATGGCTGCCGTCGCTCAGTGCAGCAGGCGGCGTGTAGGTCACGCTGTAGCCATTGGTAATAGACGTGTGCTTGATGTTCGCCGCCGCTACAGCCGTGCCGTCCTGCTTGACTACCAAGGTGCTGATGTCCACGCCGGAACCGCCGGTTTCATCCGTGATGTTGAATACCACCGGCTGTTTGCTGTTTGCCACATACGCGCCAGCCGTGGGGGACACGATGGTGATGACCGGTGCCACAGTCTCCTTTACCACCAGCTTCAGGCCGTCTACGGTAGATGCGTCCGCGCTTCCTTTTGTGCCCGCTTCGTTTGTTGCTTCGACGGATACGTTGTAGTAGCCGCCTGCCAGATTGTACGATGTTTTCCCCGGAGCGGTAATGGTCGCTTCCCATTTGCCGCTTGCGGAGTTCAGCGTCAGGTCGTATGTCTGGCCGTTGATCGTCGCTTTTACTGTCTTGATTGCCATTTATACCTCCCCGGCGTAAATATCGCCGCAAAAGAAATGATATGCTTGTGGTACACGCGGGTACGGCGTATGGGGGCTTTCGCCCGCATATAAATCGCCGCTGTAGTAGTAGCTGGGGTACACGATGACGGTTTCCTCTATCACCGTTACCTGTAGCTTTACCTTGCCGTTGATGGTTGCCGGGTTCGGCAGCAGTACAGCCGCCGCTATCTTCGGCACCTGTGCTGTATATTCCGCCATCGGTTACACCTCCCCGGAGAACAGGTCGTTGCTGTAATAGAAGTACGGGCTGATGATCCACGCGCCTGTGACTTCCGCGTTGTACACCACCGTGTTGGACAGCTTTATCTCCATCTTGTGAAGATTGCCTGTGGTCAGCAGGCCCCACGGCGTGTAAATGCTCACGCAGTCGCCCAGCTTCTCGCCACCGTATACCACGGTCGCCGTGTTCGTGTCACGCAGCGAATAATACTTGTACAGCCGATCCGCCACCGCCTGTCCAATCTCATCAGATACAAGAGTTGCCGCCGTGACTTCCTTTACGTTCTCCCGGTCGGATGCGGTCACGTTGGGGTTGATGGCACTGTACACCGTCCGAGTGTCTTTGTACTTAACACCATTGATGGTCACGTTGCCGTTGCTGGCTTCTGCATAGCTGTGCGCCGTCACGTTCACCTTTGTGACAACCGCGCCGGTTGTGACGGAAGATCCGACGAACGTCCGCCCGCGTGGGATAAGAATAGGCTTTGTGGGCTGGTTGAATACCCGCAGTTTGTTCCCGCCGTCTGTTGCCAGACAGACGCCCCATGCAAATATGACCTGCTGGATAGCGCTGCGGTTGGTGCCCTTAACGATAACGCCTGTCAGTGTTGTGTCCTCCACATCGCTTGCATACTCCACATCAAAGGGCTTTGCAAGCGTTTCTAAGAGCGTTTTTGCACTCACTCCATCAAGGTATGCGCCTCCGCTGAACGGCGTGTATTCAAGCACTCCAAGCGCGTCCTGGCACTCTATCACATACACGTTTGCGGACGTGCGTGCCGAGTTGTTAATGTAGTATGTCCCCAGATGCCGGTTATCGTTCCACACCTCCACCGGCTGTTTCAGCTGGAACAGATAGTCCACGTCTTTCAGGCTGTCCAGCGTCCAGTTTAGCGTGGACACCGGCAGCTCTATGGCGGCTTCGTTCGCCTGGTTTACGATGGCTGCGTTGCGTATTTCGTTCATCCCGAATTTACGCACCACGCCCAGCACGATCTCATTGACACGCGCCCGCCGATGGGGTACTACGGTCTTTTTCAGAGTAACCTCCACCTTGTCAAAGCTCTCTACCCTGCAATCGCAGAAGTACACCGCGTTGTCAGGCTGGAACGACTGTGCACGTCGCAGCACCGCGCCCTGATACCACGAGATTTCTACCTCGCTGCAATACTCTCCTGTGTCCTCATCAAAGGTGAGCTGGATGCCCATGCTGGAATACTGCTGTGTAAACGTCATGGTGATTTTGGGCGGGTTGGTAAACTCTCCGTTGTCCCCGGAAACCTCCGTAGACCAAAAGCCTACCTTGTCCTCCGCGTACACGCCATCAAAGGTGCCGTCCAGCACCCAGCGGCTCCGTTCCAGCGTAATAAGCTTGCCCGGAGCCGCGCCGTGCGGAATTTGGGTGAGGTCTCCTGTGCCGCCGGTGGCGGTCACAGTCGCGTCATCCGCTGCGCCGGGGGCTATGTCCTTGTACAGAATAGTCGTTTTCGACATAGGCCACCTCTCAGGGGCGGAGCTGCGCGTCCATCGGGACAAAGTTCACCTCGATCTCGCCCCAATAGTTTACGCCTCCATCGCCCTTCTCCAAGTCCTGCGACGCGCTGGTATAATACGCTTCATAAGCGATGGTAGTCTGACCGTCTGCCGCTTCCAGCATAACGGAGTCATCCACGCTGTGTTTGTACAGGTAGTTCCAGAAATCGTCTAGTCCCTTGTAGTTGTCGCCGCGCCGGAACACCGTCAGTTTGTGGCCAAGGTATGTCCCGATGATGTCACGCACCATGCGCCCGGTCATTACGCGCCCTGCGTTTTCGCCGTCCAGCACGTTAAAGTTTCGATTGTACTTGGAGATCGCCACATCGGCATCAAAAGAGATTCCGTTCAGTTTGATGTAGTTCATCCCTGCACCTCCGACAGATTAACGCCGATGCGCGTACCCTCCGCCTTGTTCAGCCGGTACACGACCTTGCCCAGCACGTCCTTGTCCAGCACCAACACGGCTTCATTGCTGCCGCCGTACCCGCTTTCCGCAATGGCTTGCTTGAACGCCTGCACCATCGTAGCAAGGGGCGTTTCAATGTTCGTCCCGGATTTCTGATCGCCAAGCACTGCCATAAACTCCCGGTTCGGAGGAATGACTGCGCCCTGCGCCAGACGGGGGATTCTAAGCTCGTTTACATGGGAAATATTGATGCCGAAGGATTTACCGCCGATACCAGGGACCCAATCCGGGATTTCAAAGTGTATCTTATTCAGCTGGTCAATAAGCCAGTTGATACCCTTGATGATAAGGTTTACAGCCGCCTCCAAAACGCCGACGATAGTATTCCAGATACCACGGAAAATTTCTTTGATACCTTCCCACGCTTTTTTCCAGTCCAGCGTAAACACGCCGGTCAGAAAATCAATAAAGCCACCAAAGATTTGTTTGACGCCATCGATAACATCGCTGACATAGGTTTTCGCCAGTTCGATGATTTCGTGGAACCGTCCGTTTGTCTTTTCGTCCAGCCAGTCCAGCAGACTTGTCAGCCCAAGTTTGAACCAGTCCAGAATGCCAAACACAAAGGTTTTCACGCCGGTAAGCATTTGGATAACCGACTGTTTCATTTTTTCCAAGTCGCCTGTCAGTATGCCGGAAATAAGCCCCAGTGCGCCCTGCACAATGTCCTTGATACCAGTCAACATATCTCCTACCGGAGTACCGGCAAGGCCGCACTTTTCTATTATGGTGTCTATGATTGCTCCAAAGATATACCCCACAAAGTCCAGCAAATCGGCCAGCAAAATACGGGCGTGGTTTACAAAGTTGATGATGTTGTCCAGCGCTGCGTCCCAATCGCCGGAGAATACGTTGCCGATAAACCCGGCGACATCCTTAAACAGGTTTACAATGTCCTGCCCAATCTTCTTGAGCTTGTCCGCGATTTTATCAAGAAATGCGAAATTTGCCGCCGTGCTGAAATCCGGTAGAATAATGCCGGATCCGCCGCCACCTTCGCCGCTTAACTTGTTGATCTCATCAAACGACGCAAGCTGTTTACTTGCAGATTTTGCCGCGCCGCCCACGTTTTTATATGCGTTCTTCTGGTCATTCAGGGATTTTGCCGCATTGGCGCTTTCCTTTGCCGTTGTTCCAAATAGGGCGGATACAATATTTGCGATAAACGAAACCACCGTAGCCAGTACCTTAACCAGCGCAGTAAACGCCGGGATAATGATCTGCACAAGCGGCTGTGCCAGCGTCAGCAGCGCACCCTTGAGCTGCGCAATAGCGTCCCGTGCTTTGCCGTTTACGGCTAACACGTCCGCCCCCCAGCCAATCCCGGAGTGCCGACAACGCACGGGCAATGATGGTAAACACCAGCGCCCGCTTTGCCAGCATTTTTACGCGCTTTGTGAATGCCTCCATGCCCTGGGATGCTTTGTCTAACCCTTCTTGTATCTTTCCTGCGTTCTTGCCGGTATTGCCAAGCTGCTTACCTAACTCACCGGCCTTTGCTTTCATTCGGTCAAGCTCCGCTTCGCCCTCGCGGATAGCGGCGTTCTGCTTGTCCAGTTTGTCATTCATGGCGTTCCATTCTTTTTCCATAGACGCTACAGCGGCCTCCTGCTGCTTGATAGCATCACTGGTGAAGAACTCGCCGCCGCCCTTCATCTGCGCCAGTTTTGCCTTTGCTTCGTCAAGCTGTGCGCCTAAGTTGTTGGCTTGGTTAAACAAAGTATCTCGCGCAGATTTCTTGTTGGTGAGCTTTTCCTGCAGCGCTTCTATTTTTTTTTCCAGCGCATTAAGGTCTTTCTGCGCCTGCTTATCGTCAATGTCTGCCTTGATGATAACGGAGCCGTCCGCGTTTGCCATATAATCACCTACTTTGCTTTACGTCCATCCCTTAATGACTTCTTCCTCAGCCTCCGAGTACCGGCGCTTAATGTCGATAGCGTCTCGGTTTCTGCAGTAAAACTCCCTGTCGGCTTTGTCTTTCAGCTTGCCTTTTGCTTTCAGATCGCGTATACGCACGATCTGCGCGAAGTAGCAATCGCCGATTTCACCGTAGTACGAAAGGAACGTCCACCAGTGCAGATACGGCAGTGCCCGCACCTCTTGCCCCGCTATGCGGTTAATGGGGGCGATGAGCAGTCGAAAGTCCTGTTCCCAGTCCATCAACTTGGTTGATTTTTTTTGCGCTTCCTCATTCCCGCCGTTGATAAACCAAAAGCACTGTTTTATCGCTTCTTCCATGTGCTCCCCAGGCATAGTGAAAAAACCGGGGTAAAACATTCCCAACACGCCGATGCACTTTTCTTCGCTCGTTAGTTCAACAGCAGACAGCACCGAGAATATGTCCAGTATCACGCGGAAATCCGTTTCTATTGGGTATTCCGTTCCACACACCTCAAGGCTCGTCGGAAGGTCGTACATCATCTGTGGTACTTGGCTGTATACTTTGCAAGCTTCTCACTGTGAAAAGCCTTTTCCCGCTTAATCCCCTCGTCCAGCTCGTCCATGATGGCAACCATCAGGTTCATCCACAGCGGCGCACCGTCTGCGATGGCATATACGCTGACATTCCCAAACAGTGCTTCACACACCGGCTGCTCAAACACCCCGTCAATAGTCTCACGCATTTCGGCGTCCATATTTCGGAGCCAGTCAAACATTTCGCGGGCGCTCATTTTTTCTACGTTATCGTCCCGCGCATCCTGCTTCTTTTTCAGCGCGTCAAACGCTGTGTAAAGCTTGTCTGCAAACGCCGGATCGCTGGGATTAAAATACACCGTGCATTTGTCATTCAGGTGGTATTCCTGTACGCCGGTGGTGATTGTCAATTCCTTCATGTGTTCCCTCCAAAACAGGGGCGGTTGCCCGCCCCTTTATTTAGGCCGCAGTAAACTCAATAGCGCCGCTGCTGCCCTTCTTCACAGTGCCCACAGTGCGGGTGCCGCCATAGGTGATCTCGCTGGTGATATTCAGGGTGCCACCGCCCTCGCCGCCGATGCCGGTGATGGCAATAGCGCAAGCGTCGTAGCGCTCCGCAAACATCGCCTCGCCGCTGGTGGCGTAGAAGTGGCCGATCATCATGTCCTGATTTGCCAGTGCCTGGGCGTCCTGGTCTTTGACGGACAGGTTCCACATCTTCACCGCCGCAGCATCGCCCGCATCCAAGGGAATGGGGTCAAAGGTCTGCGTGATGGTGGGCTTTTTCATGGTGGTAAAGGTGTGCCCCAGAATGTCCTGCTTGGTGTCGGTGCTCCAGTCCATTTCCTCGCTGCTGTCCTCGACGCGCTTACCGATAGCGCTCCACACAGGCGCGGATGCGGTGCCGGTGTTCAGGTACGCAATAAGCAGTTCGCGGTCAATGGTCTGGCCAACGGTGGTGTTGAATTCCAAATCTGCCATTATACATTCACCTCGTAATTCAGTTTCATAAGGATTTGGTGATCTTCGTCCCCGTTTTCATACATGGCAAACAGGGAAGATCGCGTGGTTGGCTCCATGCTGATAACGCGCTTGTCATCGCCAATGTCGGGTTTTTGACCGTTTGCCCAATCCCCGATAGCGTTCAGCAGTTCGTCAGCCTTGAGCCGTTTGTCGTTGCTGTTCCCCGGCTTCACTCGGTAGATTATCTTGAACTGATACTCCGCCACATAACCGCCGGTTATATACTTCCGCACGATGTAAGCCGCCTGAATGGTCGACATCGCCATAGCGGAAGTGTCGGCGGGAAGAAACTCAAAGCGGATAAGGTCGACTGGCAGCTCCGGGTATGTGTTCAGCCACACAAGCAGCTTGCGCGATACCTGATCTTCTTCCGCCGCTGACACGGCCTTTTTAATCTTTTCCAAATTCCTTCACCGCCTTATCTGCCACCCGCACCCACTTCTCCATGTTCTGCGCTTTGGAAGCATCAAACCAATGTGCCTGTGCCTGCGGATGCATTGTTGTGTTAAATACAAGATTTCGGTCTGTGACCACCTTGTGCCCGCCCTTTGGGGCGTATGTGCTGCCGGTCGCCGGGTCTACCATTACCTTACCGTAGTACAGGAAGCGGGCGTATGGGCCGGGGTAAATGACCTCATTGCCAACCACCCGTGTTCTCTGCGTCAGAGAGCCTGTAAGCGCAGGAACAAAGGGGATGGTATCTTTCATCACCTGTTGCGATAAAACGCTTTCAGCGCGGTCACATGCCCTTGCAAGCTGCCGCTTTACTTCGTCCATGCCGGACATGTCAACAGAAAACTTGAGCGACATCTTATGCCCCTCCGACTTCCCAATGCTGCATATCCACGCTGCCAAAATCTTTCTCGTCCACTTTGGTCACGTTGTAGCAGCCGTCCTGTGCCATAGCCACGTCCTCTTTGTCGGTGACAAACTCTCCTTTTACAAAGAACGTCAGCCCGCCATTACCGCTCACAGACAGCGTCCACAGCCCGGACTTGTCCGACGCCGCAAGAAACGCCTGCGGGGGCGCGTAAGTTTTGGCTTTGCCTGTCGTGCCGTCCACCGCTTCCACAGAGAACGGAATGTACAGGTTTACCGCGTCTGCGCCCTCAAGGCCGCTTTCACGCACGTTGACCGCCTTGCTGGCCTGAAGCATAACGCCGCGCAGGATGGTCACATATAGTTTTGTGATTTCCTCAAAAGTCGCCGTGGCAGTCTCCTGCACGGCGTTGTAGACCGTTATAGTGTGGGGCGCGTACAACCACAGCACCCCCTTCCCCGATACAAAAGACCGGTATGCGCCAGATACTCGTTACAGGTCGCCGCCAGCAGTTTCTTCGCACCGTCCGTTGCACTCAGTGCGGACGCAGCAGCTTCACCGCCGCTGGCCAGCGTCCGGGAGTACCCACCTACCGTTTCGCTTTTCACGTCATCGCCGGTCGCCGCGTTTGTCAGTTTGGTTGCGGCAAGCTGCTGCGCGGCTTCGATTAGCTGATACTTATCCACAAGTGCACAGCAGCACATTTTTACAGCGTCCATATTAGCGTTATCTTTTGCCCGGTTCTGCGTGTAGTAATCGAGGAAGGAGCTGGCCCGGACAGCCAGACGCGGAAAATCTCCCTCGCTCACGGCGCCCAAATAGGTTCCGGAGTAATAGTCGTAATCAGCGTATGTCATGTGAGCCAGCTCCTTCCAAAACTGCGAGAATTTCAGCCTTTTTCATCGAACTGCTGACCCCTTCCACCCCATTTTCATCGGCATACGCAAGCATTTCAGCTTTTGTCATGTCGGAGAAAGCCGGGGTGTCAGGGTCAGGCTCATTCAGCAGTTCAGTTAGCCCCCCACCGCCGGAGTGATAGAGCCGACCACCACGCCGTCGATACGCTCAGCGAAAAGAACCATGCCGTTGATAACGGTGTCAGATGCGGTCATGTTGGTGTAATCGGGCTCCTCATGGATACCGATATAGCCGGTGGCGTCGGTGGTGAAATCGAAAACCTCGCCAAGATCAGCGCCGTTCACAGGAATGTAGTACAGGACAATGTTGTCCTTGGCGGTGGCGTAAATCTTGCCCTTGGGAACGCTGGAATTGAGAATCACGGTGCCAAGGCCGAGGAAGTTCTCAACGTAAGTCATGCCGAACGCGGTCTGCAAGGTAATGTTTGCGCTTGCGAGGTAGTCAGCAACGTCCAGCGGGTTCAGAAAATACACCGCACCGATCTCGTCATCTTCAAACAGCACCTGCAGCTGGCCCCATGCCTGTGCCAAGGTTGCCTGGAAGGTCGCACCAGATGCCGCGCCCGTGCCAGTTGCGAGGAAGTCGAAAAAGTCTTTTCGGATACCCTTCTGGACATCCTTGAGCATTTCGTCGGTAGTCATCTCTACCGCCTGATCGTAGCCGCGATCGGTGATTGATTCGGCAGAGGTGGCTTTGCGCCACTTCTTAAGCGTGATCTCCTTGTAGTTCACGGCTTCGGTCTTGTACTTGCTAAGGGGGATGGTCTCACCCTCAGCAACAGCGCCGCTCTCCAGCGTGCCAGTGGCCTTGTAGCTCTTGAGCACAGTTCCAGCCTGCTTTGCGATCTTGCGGGTCACACCCAAGGCCTCCATCAGCTTTTTGATGGAATAGCCGAACATTTCGGTAAATTCAATTTCGCGCACACGCGCGAGGTCAGCTTTCTTAATGAGCTTAGGATCAGCAGCCATTTTTATTCTTCCTTTCTAAACAAATCCATATTTGCGGCGATTGCAGCGCGCCGCTCCGCTCTGTCAGTAATTTGCATGATCTCGTCCTTTGTCATCGGTTTCCCGCCGCCGTTAAAGCGCGCGCCAGTGTCGAAGCGAACGGTCTGCTTGGAGACAAGCCCCTTGTAAGTGCCGTCTACGAGCGCATCAAGAGACTTGGTGTCCTTGATCTTTTCGCCGTCCAGCTCCAATGCGGCCATTTCTTCGCCGCAGCCGCGCATAGCAAGGTCGAGATTCGCTCCGGTGATGTTTTTGCTCTCAAAGTAAGCCCGGACGGCCTTTTCCTTTGCCGCCTTGCTTTCCTTTGCCGTGATGTCGGTCTTAAAGGTTTCAAAGGCCGAGTGTTCCTTCTCGTACTTCTCCTTGTAGCCGCCGTCACCTGCCGCCTTGAGATCGTCCAACTGCTTCTGGACGCTGGGCAGCTTCTCCGCGTCTGCCTTGTACTTCGTGAGATCGTCCTTGAGGGGGTCGACCACGCCCAGATGCAGCGCAACCAAGCGATTTTCGATCTCTTCGGTGCAAGCCTCGCCGAGAATATTTCTGATTTCCGCTCTCGTAAATTTCGCCATGTTATTCGTTCTCCTTTTCTTTGGCCCCAATTCTTCGGGGGCGAACGTTGTATAAAAACCGCTGTACCTCGCGGGTTTTACCTAAAATAAAAGAGCCAACCTGTAAGAAATTCTTACAAGCTGGCTCCTATTGCCCTTTCCCGCGCCCAATTACGCGGAAGTGCTGTATTTGATTGTTTTCTTGACCTCTAAGACAATGTACCCGTCGCCTTTTCGGCGTATTTCCACATCGTTTCCGCGCTTCAAAATTGCATCGATTGCCTTTTTGACTTCTTCCCAGTTCAATACAGCACCTTCATTCTTTCCCGCTGCTCCGGCAGTCCTGCCGCCACGCTGAACGCTTTGTATTTCGCGTTTAACCGCCGCAGCCTTATGTTTACCGCAGTCTCATCTTCATGCAATCCTGCGGCCTTGTAAGCAGCTTTTTTGCGCTTTAGTTTGCGTGCCTCGCGCTCAACGCGCCGCTGCATCTGCGTTGCTTCGTATGCGGTGTATTTCTTTCCGTCAAACTCGCAGCCGAGATCATCATCAATATAGGCAAGTTGTTCGTCAGTGTATGTGCGCTCACTTACGCCCTCAACCCAAACGTTGCGGCGGTGTCGGCAGTTGGCTCCTTCTAGCCCATCCACGGCGCCAAGGCCGCAAACCTCATAGATGCTCGGGTAGATGTCGCCGCTGCGTGTGGAATACACTTTGCCTTGCCAGTCCTTATGGCTTGACCACGGTGACGGCCCCGGCTTATCTCTCGCGCCAGCATGGGCGGAAACCTCGAAATACGGAGTTTCGAGATACTGCGCCGACTGCTCCGTATATTTAGCGCAAATTTGATTTACGCCAGTCATCACGGCTCTGCGCGCCGCCACATCGATCTGATCTCGATGCCCGCTCTCATAGTCAACTACCTTCAACCCGCTGTCTGCAAGCTGCTTTACTGCCGCCTTGATGGCTTGATTATAGTTGATCGCGCCACTCTGGATCCCCATTGTAGCGTTATCCAGCGCCCATTGGTATGCTTTGGCAGGGGGCAGCATTGTGCGCCCAGTGTCCACTAAAAAGCCCATTGATGCGGTTAGGTTGCGGAATGTATCAAGCGTCTGCGCCCTGATTGCCGCAACTTCCGCAGCGTCAACCAGTGTTTCCGGCTGAGTGATATGCGCAAGGTCAATGACGTTGGTGTAATACTGCTGATTGCGGTCCACAACATCATCAAGCAGTTTGTTTAATTTCTGCTCACTGATGCCGGTTGCTTTTTTTATGGCCTTTTGAATCTCTTTGAGGTCAATGCCGTGTGACCGCAGCGCCTTTATGTCCTGCACCGTGACCTCGTTCAGCTCGTCCCGCAACTTCAGCCGGGAGCAGATTTCTTCCAGCAGCGTGATTTCAAGCGCACGGAACAGTTCTGCCAGTTCTTCCGGCAACGCGTCAAGGATTTCCGGCTGAAACGGATATTTCATTTGCTTTCCTCCGTTTCACGATTTCATCATAGTGCGGCTTCACCCGAATCACATTCCAATCGCATTCCTCCGGAACTTTGCCGTAAAATATAACCCATTCCGGCGACAGCCGTTTCATCATTTCTTCGTAGCCGCGCAGAAACAGCCGCTTGCTTTCCTTGTTCTGCTGTGTGCTTACCGAACTAATTGCAACTATCCCGCCGACAGGCTCGCCATCAAAGCACCAATCGTAACTGCTCTCATTGCTCCATGAGATTGAGGGATAAACCGTTATGCCGTGCATTTGCCAGTATGCCGCCAGCCAGTGCTTGCGGTAATGATTGTATATCTGCATCGCAAGCGGCATATCTGTGTAGGTAGAAAAGTCCGGCGCGCACACCGCCGCAAACTGCGACAGTTTCGGAATGTACTTGTCAGGCGTGTTCCAGTGCCTTACAAATTGATAATCGTCAATAAAGAAATGCACGATTTTATCTTCTGGGTTCTTTGCCGAAAGAAGATAGTTCCCCGGAACAAATTCCCCTTGTGGATACGCTTTGACCGGTTCAATCTGCGGAATATCGTACTTGCCCACGCCGGGGAATGTGAACTTGTCGAGATTTTCAAAGTTAATCATACCGGACGCCATGTACCGCTGCGCTTGTTAGCTCTGCGGTATTTCTTGCCGTTTACCGTAACTTCCAACGCGCCGGACTTTTGCGCTGTTACAAAGGCATTGGAAAACGCCTTGTTTTCTGCTGCTTTGCGGTTTTTACTGGACTGGTCACGCAATTTCCGCATGTAGCTATCCATTTCACCGCGCGCTCTTGCCGCTCTGTCTGCTGCGCTTCCTGTTTTCTGCGCCGTTGTCAGGCGCGCAGGCCCGCTTGCATAAGGATTGACTGCTCCTGCCGCCGTTTTGAGCGCCGTTGTTGCGAGAGTTGCCATCTGCCTTACTGCGTTCTTCTTTTCAGCGTCCGACAGCTCAAGCCCATTGATTTCAGCAGCGTTGCGCTCAAATGTGCGTCTGATAATATCGCCCATATCAGTGACAGACGCGGCGTTTGCTCGGTTAATATCCTGCTGTGACAAAAACCGAGCAAGGCTCATACCGCGCCCACGCCCAGATTCTCCGGCTCCAATGCCGCCACCAGCTCCACCTCTGCCGCCCATTACTCTACCTCCGTTTTTTCTTCGGTCGTCATGTCCTGCATCTTTGGTAGCGCCGCCTTTGCGGTCGCCTCGTCCTCGTTCATCCACTTCATGCGGAACTCCCAGTCATTCATGATGCCAGCGCTGAGAAGCTGCATATCGCGGTTGAAGTCCTGCCCCTTGTCCTCGATGATACTATCATCAAAGTCGATGGAGATTTCGACTTCCTCATCAAGTCCGGCGTCCATGTAGCGATTGCCCAAGCGAAGTAGGATGCGACACAGCTCCGTGATCGCTTGCTCGAGCAGAATTTCATGCTTCTTGATTGTGCGGAACATGGTGCTGTTTTCGCTAATGACCTGTGTAGCCGTGGCAATGCTTGTCTGATCGAATTTGTAATGATTCTCGCCAAAGCCGCATTTGCTCGACAATACGTTGAGCATATCTTGCATACCGGTGTTAAACTCTGCTGTGCGCAGCGTCATATCGACCTGCTGCAAAATGTTTCCATCAGATGCGCGATCCTCCGGTAGAACGTAGTAAACCGTTTCGCGCTTATCAAAGACTGGCCTGCCATTGATGTCCTTAGTTGCTTCCGGCTGTACCACGATGCGCTTTTTCCCCAGCACAAACTCATTCACATAACTATCGTATGTAATATCAACGCTTTTGAGCTGGTCGATGGCGGAAGCGAACACTGCAACGCCCATAGGGTTATCTTCATCAGAGTTTGCAATGTTCAGACGGTCAATGACAAACTGCGGATTGGCGCTTCCTGTGTGGACAATAGGGGGGATTGCTTCAAATCCTCTCACGCTGGTTAATGGAACTTCCTCCGCATCATACAGGTGGTTTTCAATGTCGTATTCGCTGCCGCTCAGCCGATGCACCTGAATGTAGGTGTATTCCGTATCATCAACTCGTTTTGTCCATGCGAAAGCGCACTCACGAATAATGCCATTATCCCACGTCAGCGGGTAAATATTTGCAGCGGTTACATAGTTGATATGAATTCTTCCGGGGTTAGCAATCTCTGCTGTATCAGGGTCAACGCTCATATCCTCCATGATTGGAACATAAGCAACTGTACCAACAGCGGATTTCCGTTCCTGTAATTCATTGGATTTGACTTTCCAATTATTATCAGCAAGAATAGCATCTACAAATTCCTGCTCCTTCTTCCCCTCAAGCGTGATATTTACGCGCTCATTCATCAGCAGGTTCGCCCAGTCCTCGCAGACTTTCTTGCCCATGTTGACGGAATATCTGTGGCATTCCAGTTCTTCGATGCCATTCCACACCGTATAGCTATGGAAGTCTTTCACATCGCCTTCATACCACGATTTCCACACATTAATCAGCGAGTAAAACTTACTATCGACCGTATTAAAGCCCAATTCTTTCAATGCTCTGCGAATATTCACTCTTTCACCGTCCCATCATGTGACCGGCACGTTCCAGGTCTTTGTAATAAGGTTCAATGCTGTACTCAAATGCGTCCAAACTATCAATATCGGACGTCCCATTGTCAAGGCGCTCGTCCTCAAACTTATCAGGATCATAAATCGCGGTTTGCAGTGCATCGATCAGATGGGGGCAGTTGCGCGAAACCTTAAAACGCCCCTGCTTCATCAGCAGCACCACGAGCCTGATTCTATCTGTGATTTGCAGTTTCATTGCGTTCTTTACCTGCGTCCCGAGGTGCATTTTCTGCGCGGTATGATCTAACCCGCGAATCAGCACCGTTTCCGCGCTGTCTGCCCGCGTCTGGCTATATCCGTACTTTGCCGTAACCATTTGAGTAAACGTAGCAAAGCTCCGATTTAACGCGTCAGGGTCAATCTCGCCTTTGATGTATTCCTCTTCCAGCGCGACCACACGATAATCTTTTGTAATTCCGGTCGCCTGAAACTTCGTTGCGGACTTTGTCCCGCCGAAGTCAACGCCAATGGAAATAACAGCGAATTTCGTTTCCTGTTCTTCCACCCATTTCAAAGGATCATCGATCAAATACTTTTCGGTGTTGTTTGCAAAGTCCTTGTAGACAACGCCCTCCGCCGCTACCCAAAGGCCGCGCACATACCGGTCATAAAAGATGCCGGCATACATATTCGTGTAGCGCTCAAGCGTTCTTGCACTCAAACCGGGGTTGTCGGTCATCTCGAAGTGCAGATACAGCGTGTTCCGTTCGCGGTGTCGCTTAATCCACTCCTGATAAAACCAATGATGCGGACTTCCAGGGTTACATGAAAACCACAGCTTTGCACCGTCCACAGAACAACGTGCAAGCGCCTGTTCCACGAACGAGCGCGGCATCAATACCACCTCATCCAGCAGCACGCCTGCCAGCGTGCGGCCTTGGATCAGCGTATAGCTGGCCTCGTCCTTGCCGCCGAACACTTCAAAGTAGTTCGTCACGGTTCCGCGCCGCACTTCCATCACCTTGTCGCCACGCCGCCAGCGAATGATATAGCGCTCCTTTGCCAAACTCATCGCCGTAAACGGAACGATAATGTTCTTGGTGCAGCTGTCAACCGTGCGGCCACACACGCCGAAGCGCTGACCGCTAAAATTCTCCATCGCCCAGCGGACGAACGCCCACATCATGATGGAGGTCTTGCCGGAACGAACTGCGCCGTCGCAGATCAGCGCGTCATACTTGGAATAGGGGAAAGCAAGGATTTTTGCTTGCTTTTCTGAAATCATAAGACGGCCTCATAACTCACATGAAAAATCTCGCTCTTACATGGATAAATTTCTCCATTTACGCCCCGAATAATATAATCTCCGGCTTTAGCAATCATTGTCCCTTCAAGCGTCTTTATCTCGCACCATGCTGGGCTTGGATGATACTTGCCAAAGTCATGAGTAATGATTGTATTTTCCGAAACTGCATTCCAAAACCAATCTTCTCCGACAAGCCCTCTTTCGTTTAACTGAAATGCTTCAATAACAACCGGCTTTTTTCTATATTTACCCATCGCTCTCCAACTCCTCCGCCATCTCGCGCAGGCTCTGACTAAGCGCGTCTTCCTTCACCGTGTCGGCAGGGCTGCCGCCGATCATCGCCCACTTGTCAATCAACGTGCCCATCGCCGTTGTGATTTGGCTGAGATTCGCCGCCGCCAGCTTTTCCGGGTCGTTAAGCATTTCAAGCCCCTTTCCGATAAACGAACACACAAGGTCTTTGTGGTCGTTCATGTACTCCATCACATCTGCGGTGTTCTCTTCCTTTTTTTGCTCGCACTTTTCCACAATGTCGGCATTCGCCCGCACAAGGTTCTTAACGGTCGTTGCGGACACGCCGTTGATTTTCGCTGTGGCGCAAAAGTTGTTCGTCTGCACATAGTCCGCCAGTATTTTCTTTTTCTGCCGGTCTGTCAGACGCGCAGCCATGTTATCACCTCGTTTTGTCTGACGCACCGGCCTCCCACCACTGGCCTTTGTCATTGGCACGTCTGTACCCGGCTTTCGCCTCACCTGAATATAACGTCTTCCCTGGGACACATTGCCAAGAGGTGCGGGAAGTCCTGTCTACTGACACACTTTCAGGGCGGCGCTATGCCATTGGCCAACGGTAGTGTCCACCACTTTTGGTACCGCATGGGAGGTGCGACCTCCCGCTCCCCGAAATGTGGGGTGGCATCGGCCTGCGGCATATTTCGCTCTCCGTGCGTTTTTCGTGCGTTTTTCGTGCGTTTCTCCCTCCGGGCGGAGCCGAAGCCCCGCCCATCAGGAAAAGGAGGGGGAAAAGAAAAAGAATGGAGATGCAGAGTTTGCCCCTGCACCCCCACGTTATCACATCTTTTTTTGTTGTTGCATTTCGTTGTGCAACATCACCTAATTTCTGCGTTTACATACGGCGCATACTCTTCTTTTATCGCACATTCTTTCAGCGGGCAGTAACGGCAGTTTTTAGCAAAGGGGCACTCGCGCCGTTCTGCTCTGGATATACATCGAGATACAGTGGATGTGCTTACGCCAAAATGCCGCGCAATCGTGCTCATGCGCCAGCCGCACTCAAAGTATAGCCTCAAGTATTCAACCGTCTGCTCTTTCACCCTACCACCTCCTCCGGGAAGAATGTCTCCCGCACCCCGCCGCACTCCGCCACGATGTACCGCCCCTTCGGATGCACATACACCACCGTGCCTTTGCGTATAGGGAGTTTCTTTTCTTCGCACCCCTTACCGGGGAATAAGTCTGGCAGCGTCATAAACAGCGCCCGGATCGTGTCACCCTTCTGCGTCTGCCTTGTCCTTTCTCTCGCCGTAGGAGCAGAAACCGTCCGGCGGCATCCTGTACTCCTCGTTGTACCGCACCCGTCTATAACACCACCCAGCCTTGATGTGCTCTCCATCTATGAGTAGCGACGTCTTTCCGTAGTGCTTGAAGTGCTTGCAGTCCTTGCACCGCACCACATGGGCGGCATCAGCGGCAGGGATCTCGTCCAAAAGTTGTTCTGCGGCGTATGCGTATTCGATATGCAACAGACGCTTCGCCTTTTCTCTGTCAATGTATTCAGCCATTGGCTTATCCTCCCTCGTGGCAATATCCGTTTTCGTCCGTGTCCTTTCCCCAATAGGTGCAGTGCAGGACATTTCCGATCACCACTGATTGATAGCAGTCCTTGCAGCGCACCACGACCTCTGCGTCTACGGTGGGGAGCTGCTCTGCATACTCCATCACCGACTCGATACCGTTGATGAAATGCGTGTTGGCGTGTTCTTTGTCACAATGGTTTGCCCGAATGGGAAACTCCATCAGCGTTTCCTTGTTAATGTATTCAGCCATTGTCAACCCTCCTGTTCCAAAGCCCAGCCATATATTGACGGTACCCGCTCTTATCAAAATATTTTCGAAAAACACCGCCGGCAGATGGAATTGTCGTTTTACACTGTGAGCACTCAGGGGCTTTGTTCTTTTCATCCCATTCTGCTTCACCGCCACAAAACGGGCACGGTTTTAGTTCAGCCATCACTCCACCTCTTAACATCCAGCCCCAACACCATAATTGGGGTCGTTGGTCATCCTTGCAATTTCGTCTGCCGTCAGCGTTCGATTGATCACGGCGTATGTAACCGTCGTTTCAATCCTGTGCGGACACATTACGCATTCGCAGCGGTTAAGGCTACTTGTTGTGTTCTGACGGAATGGGCAGAGATGATTAAAACAGTCCATCACTCCACCTCCCATTTCAGTTCGTCATACAGCTCACTGAATCGCTTGTTCCACTTCCTTAGCCCGAAGAAACAGTACACGCCCAACACGATCCACAGCCCGCTGGCGAAGTTTTGCAACAGATTTTCCATCATTCCACCTCCTCATCCGCATATCTCTGATACCACAATGGCAATTATTGCCGCTACGTAAACCGCGACAAAAACTGCAAAGACAGTGCAGCTACGCTTCTTATACATCGTGTATATGGCGGTAATAAGCAGAGCAATACAGTACACGCCGAGCAAGGCATATAACCAGCCCACTACTCCACCTCCTGTAACCAGAACCCGCGACGACAATCCTCGCACATTATTTCCGGGGTTTCGCACTCTCCATTACTATCTCTGTGAGTAGCAGAAATGTACTTTGGACAAAGCTGAATCACACCGAACTTATCAAGCATTGTGTGTGGGTATTGCACCAGAAACACACTCTGCCGCGTCTTGCGCGGGTGTGCGGCAGCCCATTCCTCTACGACCCTAACCGCGATTACCGGGTCATAATCGTCCTCCAGCCCAATGCCGGGCGTGGCCGCGCCGCTTTCGTACATTCTGTTTCGCTCTTGCAAAAATTTCACAGCGTCCATTTACTTCTCCTCCTCCTTTTCCGCAATGCTTTTGCACAGTGCTCTCCAGCAGTCATTGTGCACCATCAAGGGCACCCACCAGCTTTTACGGAAACTGTGTGCAAGTTTCTTCACCTTGTACTCGCTACCTTCGCTGTCGCATTCAATTTCCTTTTTGCAAATATCACAAATGTATTTAATCATCACATTTCCCTCCATCTGCACCCGTCACAGGCGCCCTCGTGTGCTTGTTTGTACTTCCCGCAGTATTGGCATAGCTCGTTGACGAGGTCTTTCCGGTCTGCCGCCAGCTTCTCGTTTGCGGCCATCAAACTACTATTGGCACCATCCAACTGCGAAATGCTGTCGTAATGATCCTTGAGTTCTTCCCGTGTTTTAAGCAGCTCCGCGTTGCGTTGAATCAGGTCGCCTTGCAGCTTTGCGATCTCCTCCGGTGTGTATCCGGTGTCCTCGTAGTCGGCGAGGCGGTGTGCCGCAGAAACGTAATCATGTTCTTTCACCCATACGTCATCTTCACCCCAGCGTTCAGTAAGTCTTTCCATATTTTTCCTCCTTCACCGCCACAGCCTTTGCCAGCTGTGCCATGCCCTGATTCATGTCCTCTATCTGCTTATCCCGCCGCGCAATAGCGTCCTTCAGGCTGTCGTTGGCTTTCATCAGTGCCTCGATGTGCCGCTGCTGGTTCTCGATCAGGTCAGCGGCGGCGGACTGCGACTGGGTCACGCATCTTTTTATGCGATACGCCGGACACTTATTGCAGGCAAACGCCGCACAGCACCGCAGCGCGGTCACAATCTCATCTCTTGTCATGTCATTCCTCTCAATCTCCAAACACCACGCCGCACTCGTCCTTCAGCACGTCCTTGATGTGCTTCCGCTTGATGCGGCCCTCGTTTATCTCCTCCGCCAGCTTCTCCAGGCACTCATACAGGTACGCGATGCTCTGCGTGTCCCGGCTGTCCGATGTCTCCTCGAATACGTGCCAGCCGCATTTGTCCATCAGCACCATTGCCACCATGTCCATGTTCTCCCGTGTGCCTTGCAGCTTGCCACGCATAAAGATGCGGTCGTCCCTGCTCAAATGCTGCTTGCCCTTGTTTCAATTCCCCCACAGTGACACTTGGTTTGCGTCCGGCAGTACAAGCATTTGCTCCTGCGCCTTCTGGCAAAAGTCCCGGCTAATCTCAAATCCGTAGCCACGCCGTCCCGTTTCCATACAAGCACGCAGCGTAGACCCGCTTCCGGCGCATGGGTCAATGACCACATCACCGGGGTCTGTGAATATGCCGATTAACCGTTTCAGCAGCACAACCGGCTTTTGGGTTGGATGGATCTTTGGGATGTCTTTCCCGTCGCGCCCCCACTCCTGCCAGTTGAAAACCATTCTTTTTTCTCCGTACATATCCGTGTTGCGGAATTTTGGCAGTTTGTCCCGATACAGCACCACGGCAAACTCTGTCGCGCCGACAATACGCATATTTGCCTTGAGAACCTGCGCGGAATAATTCTTGATGAAAAACAGGGGATAGGACTTCATAAAACCGTACCGCTTGCCATAGTTGATAACCGTCTGCATCTGCTCAAAGGCGCAAAAGACAATCATAGCCGGTGCCTCGCCTGTTGCTTTCGGCTCTTTTTTCAAAAGGCGGGAGCAAAAGTGCATATACTCCGCGATTTTGAAATTCCCGTCTGAGTTGAAAAATGACTTCTTGGCAAGGCGGCTTTCTCCGTTAGCGTTATCTCCGCCTTTGTACCACATAGGATTGCTTGCGTAAGCGTTTGTTCCAATGTTGTATGGGATGTCCGCAATTACAAGCTGCGCCTTGGGAATGTTGTACTTCTTGAAGTTTTGAAAATTGTCGTTAAATAGCTGCACTTGCTGCTTGCCCACGTCACACCTCCCGGATAGCAAACCCGTACCTACTGCGGAACAGTTTTGCTTTCATGGCATACTCGCGGGTACGCATCCCCTTCACGTCCTCCACCACCGGCAACCAGTATCGCTGGCCGTAGCTGTCAGGCGCTGTTCTGCGCTCGTACACGAAGTCCGCGATGTAGTCGATACTTTTCACCTTATCGCCCTCAAACGTCGTGTACGCCTCTTGCAAGCAGTACCGCACCTGTAATTTCAGCCCGCGTATCTCCCCGGCCTTTTGCAGCAGCATCAGCGCGTCGTAGCGCTCCGCCTCCTTCTTGCTGTCGAAGGTCAGCTTGCCGCGCTTGGTCTTCTGCGCCTTGTATTTCCCCGGTTTCCGCATCTTCTCCATGACCTGCTTCTGCGCCGCAGGACTAAGCCGCGCCAAATCGTCACTTTTCAATCCCATTCTCCAGTCCTCTTTTCTCCAATCCTCGCTTGTTCATCGTGTACCGCAGCCTTGCGGTCTGCTTCTTCTGCTCACCGCAGCGGTCGCAGGTTCCGGGTACCCAGATATACGGGTCTGGGGCAAATATGTACTCCAGCCACATAGCCCGCACACAGTCGGCGCACAGCCTGCCGGCCGCGATCTCCCATGCGCCGTCGTTCATGGCTTCGCCCCCCTGATGTACTTGCCCATCCAGGCATCACGCACGCCGTCGGTCTTGCCGACCGGCGCAGCAAGGGCATGTCCCCATCGTTCCCACTTCTCAGCATTTCGGCAAGCCGCTTTCCAGTCTTCCATGGGGGTCTTGCCAACCATCCAGCCCTTCGCTTCGTAGAAGTCGATAAAGCCCTGCGGATCTACCGCCGAATGGCGTTCAGCCACGTAGGACTGAACCTCTGCCAGTGTGGGTGGGGTAAAGCGCTTCGCGCGCGTGCTCCCACCGTCAGGTGGGAATAAGTCTTTTTCTTTTTCTTTGTCTTCTTTCTTTGTCTTAGTAAGCTTGGGGTCATTTGCGTTTGCTTCGGTTTGCTTGATTTTGCTTGAACTTGCTTGCGTTTGCTTACCACCTTTCGTTCCGTTCCTTGCCCGCTCCGCAGAAAGCTCATCGTCCCTGTCCAGCATCGTCCGAAACACCGGGAACAGTATGCTTTCCGCCCCCTCCAACTTCGGCGGGATGCCTGTTCTTGCGTACTCCAAAATGGCGATAAAGAGACGACCTCGCTCTGCATCAGACAGCGCCGCTGTCTGCTCTATCCAATCATAGTAGGCTTTCACGTAGCACTTGCCCATAGGTCTCACTCCTTTTGCATCTTGCCCATTCACGTCACCCCCTTAGAAAGGCAGATCGCTGTCATCCTCGTCCATCTCCACGCACTGGCTCTGGCCGTCCGTCCGGGGTGGCATACCGTGCCCGTCCTCGTTCTTACCGCAGAAGTGTACCCTGTCCACGGTCATCTCCGTCACACTGCGCCGGTTGCCGTCCCTGTCGTCGTATTCGCGAGTAGACAGTCTGCCCTCCACAGCCAGCTCCTTGCCCTTGCGGAAGTATTTGCAGATCATCTCTGCCGTGCCCTGCCATGCCACGCAGTTCAAAAACAGCTTTGTCTCCCGGTCTTTCACGGTCTCACTCCACGCCACGCGGAAGCTGCACACCGCCGTACCGTTGTTGGTTCTCCGCATCTCAGGATCCGCACAGAGCCGTCCCTGCAAAATCGTTCTATTTACCATGTCAAATCTCCTTACAAATATGATTTCCCAAATTCTCTGCGGAAGTCCTCTTCCGTCCAGCCCTGCTCCTGCATGGCCTTTAGCTGTCCGTACCGCCGCAGCCTACGCATTTGTTCGCCGCTGCGGTGTACTGCCGTCTTTCCGTTCCTGTGACACCTGTTGCCGCACAGGTACACAACAAGGCCGTATTTCTCGCTCTTCTTTCGGTTCGCACCACCCAGAAGATGATGCTTCTCTAACGGATCGCTTGGGTCATTCCTGCCGCACAGGAAGCACCGCTTGTCCTCCATTGCTTACCACCGTCCCGTCCCATTCGTATTCCGGGCAGCTGTGTATGGCGTAGCTGTTCATGCAGTACTTGCCGCCGCCACTTCCGTGAAATTTTACCGTTGGCGTGGCGTCCCATCCGGGCACCGGCTCCGGGTTCTTCTTCGTCCAGCTGCAATCGCCGTAGCACTTCTTGCATGTCCAGCAGGGCTGTGTGTGGTTTCATGCGATCACCTCTCCCCACCGGCTCACCAGCGCTTCCAGCTCTGTCGGCGTCATCGTCTCAATCCCAACAGCCTTGCAGTCCTGCACGATGGCGTCTATCAACCGCGACATCTGCTCCGTGTCGTAGGTGCTACTGCCGTACCATACTGTCACGGCCACGCAGCCCTTCAGCTTGCTGGGGAACGTCTCTGCCATCCAGCCGATCCCGTTCCTCTCCCATGCCCTGCAAAACGGCTCTGCCGCCTTTTCCCGCAGGCAAAGCACTTCGCTCACGCCGCCGATGTTCCGTATCTCCTGCCGGTAAACCTCCTGCTTGGAGATGCCGTAGTGCGCCGCCAGCCTGTCCAGCAGCACCCAGCAATAAGCGTTGGCATCCAGGCTCCGGCCTTTGCCCTTGATAGTCACGTTGTACTCCTTGTCAGGCTTCATGGCGTCGCACACGTCCATCGCGGTCTGCGGCGACTTCACACGAAGCGCCAGCCACGCGCCATCACTGTCCTGCTGCCACCGTGCGCCATCGACTGTCACCTGCTGCATAATTCTTCCTCCTTCGGCCAATGCCCTGTGCTTAGGCATTTTGCCAAATACCTGAGGCGAGGTAGGTAACACCCCTCGACCCACTCCGCGTCATAATCAACATTGTGCTGTGTCAACCTGTTTTCGTCTATTGGCAGGAAAAAAATTAAACAATTCGTCTTCTGTAACGCGGTATGCCACGATCCTGCAAAATTTTCTCTTTCGGAACACTCCGCATCCGCTGGCAAACATCTCCACCTGACACTGCTGCCAATACGCTTTCGTAACCTTGAACACAAGTTTGCTGTGCGTTTTCACTTCGGTAATAAGTTGTCTGCTTTCCCCATCATAGTTCACGCGCAAACGTAGCGAACGAATGCGTACCTGCCTGTCTCGTTTCTTTACACGCAGCGCATCAAGTATCTTGTGCTCGTAAGCCGTGCCACACTGCATTGCCGGCGTAATAAACCTGTCCTTCCTGACCCCCAGCTTCACCAGCCACCATCTTCGAAACGTATCTGTATTCCAGTTACCCATGATGGTGGCGGTGTCGCTTGCGCCAAACCACCCGCTTCTGTCGTGGTTTCGTATCATAGCTTACTCACAGCCTTTTCAAGCGCGTCCAGCTTTGCAAAATAGCCCATCAACTGCACAAGCTGTTTTTCGTTGATCCCAAGGCCCCGAAGCAGGTCGTTGTGGTCAAGCCCGTTTCGTTCTTTCATGGTAATTAGCCTTTCCAGTCTCTCCTTTATGGCAAAGATACTGTGACGGCTCAAATCGTCCTCCCCATCGTCTCCGTCACCTTCTGCCCAAAGGTCAAACCCAAGTCCGGTGCGAACGGCAACGCCCTTAACGAAAGCTCTCGCCAGCGCGTTGTTTATGCGAAGCTGGTTCAACGTATCCTCATATACCACAAGGGATCCGTTCAACAGGGGCATGTCGTAGGAAAACTCCAAATCGTCAATGTGGATTTCAACGGACACAAACCAGCATTCTGTAGTCCTTCCTTTACTGGTAGTAATTTTTGCCTGCGGCCAAAGGTATGTATTTGTTTCCGGGCACCTCCGAGGGGCATACCACACGCTGGATGCTCCGTTTTCGTGGAGCAACTTGGCGCACTTTGCCCAGCTCAAATAAGGGACCTTGATAACATTACCCTTCTCGTCTTTCGCGTCGCGTAAATCGCAAAACGGCTTTACATCCACCTGTATCAACTCGTCAAAAGATTTCAGCATTATTCTTCCGCCTTTCCCACATACTCACTGCCGCAATACGGGCATCGGTATTCTGTCATTTCCTCACCGAACTCGCCGTCCGGATAATGTTTGTAGGTACACATGGCGGGGTCTTCAAACTCCGCACCACAATCATCGCAGATGTACAAAACGCCGGTGTCTATGCGCTCCCACCTTTTCTTTTTAACTCGCATCATACCGGTCTCCCAGCCGCTTTCAGCACGTCCCGCATAGGCTTCCGCGCCTTGAGGATAGACAT